TTTCTTTTCAGCCCTAGATTCCATCTTCTCAGCCGCTGCATAAGCCTTGGCTGCTTTCTTGCCCTTGGCTGTATAAGGGAACTTTTTGTTTCCGACCTTTGGCATTTATGCTCCTATTTCTCTCATGACTTGGGCTACGCCCTTGTTTATTTTATGTGCTTTAGGCATTGTGTCACCATCATAGGCTTTGCCCATAACCTCTGATGCTTTATGTGCTTCTTGTATATCTTTCATCTTGGTGCTATTTGGCTGTATCCCCTGCGCTCTAGCATCTCTGTAGGCTTGTAGTTCTGCATTCCATTTCTTATCAGAAATATCACGCTTTGCGTCCCCAGCATTCATTTCAAGAGTCAGGGCTTTGCACCCAAAGCAGTTATCAACTGGCTCTGGATGATGTTCCCAATGTTTCATATTGCTGTAAAATTACTTTCTGTTACTCCGACCCCACCTGCTATTAGGTCAGCCTTTACAGCCTCGCTAACAACATGTTCCCTACCACCCAAGTATACCACATCATAGTCAGATAGGTCTTCATCAAGAAGGTATCTTACTTGAGAGTAAGTAGCACCAGACTTGACGATGGTTATGCCTTTATCCAATTTATAGAAATAGAACAAGCGGGCACGACCAGCGGGACCTTCTCGGACTGTTGGTGTCCTGAAGATATAATCCGTCATTAGTCCTCCTTAATGGACTCATCCCGAAGGGTAGACTTTTCTAATATGCCTACCCTTCAGAATCAATCAACTAGGAAGCGATTGAAGAACCGCTTTCAATGCGGTACAAAGCCTCTTCACGGTAGCGAGCGAAGCCGAGTACGCCGTACCAGCCCATTGGGCGGTGACGCATCAACTTGTCGACTACTGGTCCGACGACTACGTGTGGCTCTTCTGCCACTGCTTCTGCAAGTGCTTGTTCTCCGCAAACGATTGTGCGGTAGTTACGAGCAGAAGAAGCACCGTCTGTAGCATTGTACATACGGTTGGTCTCAACGAAATATGCACCTTCGTAGGTACCGATTTCGCCTGCCCAGATGCGGTCCTGTGAAGAACCGTATTGGTTTGGAAGCAACCATCCTGCTGAACCTGTTTCAGCGCGAAGGTCATGGGAAACTTCTGGGTGTACACCAACCCAGTATAGGTTGCCCTTACGTCCCTTTGCGTTAGCAGCACGTAACTTAGCAACAGCCTTACGGATGTTAGCAGAAGCAAGTGTTGCAGCAGCGGTGATTGTTGCTGTTGATGTTGCAGTAGCGCCAGCGTAGATTACGTTGGTTCCGCCACGTAGAGTTGCCATAGCAACCTTATCGATAGAATCAGCAAGGTTGTATGCAATGATGTTCGCAATCGCTGGGTCTACATCAGCAAGGCTGAAGAGTTCCAACGCACGAGTTACGAGAACAGCATTACCGTACTCAGCAAGAGTAATGGTCACAGATGTCGGAGTTGAAATTCCGACTGAATCTGGGTCAGTATCTTCGGTGAGTGCAGTTGTTGCTGCAGTTAGGTCAACATAGCGCTGTAGCACTACAGTTGAACCTGGAATTGCTTGGCGAGCAGGGCGCTTATCTGCGACAGAACGAATTAGAGGTTCTGAGCGGAGAGCGAACTCGAGAAGGCGGTCATACGCCTTCTGAACTAGACCTGCGCCACCAGCGGTACCGCCAGGGGTGGTGGTACTTGAATAGACGTTTGCCATTTAATTAGTCTCCTTAGACTATGAACGAATTTACTGTTGCGAGCGTAAGAAGGCAAGAAGTTCGTCAGCGCTTTCTGCGTTGTCAATCTTCATGTTTAATTCATCTGCTCGTTCGGGTGATACAGCACCTTGGGTAACAGAATCCATTTGGCGAAGACTTGCTTTGTCGTACTCGGCAATTGGTGCTTTTGGTTCAGGAGTAAACCCGAATACGTCACCATTTTGCTCGAGCCACGAACTGATTGCTTCTTCAGAAGCATCTAAGTCTGTCGGTACGAATTTTGCTACCTTCATGTTGATACCCTTGGATGTAAGAACATCCTTTAGTACGCGTTCTCTTTGGGCTTTGCTCAACTCACCTAGAGTTGATTCAAGTTCCTTTGCTCGTTTCTGCTCACCTTTAGTTGTTTACGCAGTTTCTTAACGAGGTCAGTATCGGTGCCAACGAATTGGTCTTGTACATCGTCCTCTTCGTCGTCATCGTCCCAGTAGTTATCGCGATTGTTGCTCATAGCAACCTCTCCCATCATTAGTAGTTGTCGCACGCCTCAATACAGATTGGGGAGTCTGTATTGGCTCGTACTACCAGTCTTATACACTGCGTGGGGCTGGCTGGTCCACGTCAGGATTCTAAATTGCTCCCGCTGTAGGAGACTTACTTAATGCGCCACCTCTATAGATACCGGCTTGTGCTTGATAAGCCCTAATCTCTAGTTCTTTGTTGCGCTTTCTACGTTCAGATGATAGACCCATGTACTCTTCTACTTCAAGTTCTGATTGAACCTGAGAACGAAGTGCTTCATCTTGCATACTTGCTCTATCATAAATTTGAGTTAACTTAGTTGTAGGTAATAGAACATCTGCGATGTTACCCATACCTTGCGCTGCTCTTACTTCTGCTTCTTCAGGACTCAATCCAAGAGCCATCATACCTGCAGCAATCTGATTAAATCTAGTTGTAGAGAACTGAATTCCTTGTGAAGCCCTCTTGATAGCCTCAGCACCCAGTGCTGCAGTAGCCTTCCTCTGATTAAGAGTTTCTTCACCAACTTTAGGGTCAAGAAAGAAGTCAGTCAAATCTGTTTCATCAGTAATAAAACCTAGTCTTTTTAGAGAATTAGTGTAAGCAGAATCTGCGTTAACAGCCTTTAATCTAGCAAGGTTAGCGTTCTTAGAGAATGCTGCTACGGATACATTGTTCTTGATATATCCTTGTAGGTATTCCTTAGATATGAACTTCTCACTAAGATTAAATGTAGCGCGTACTTCTTTATAGCCTTCTACGGCATTATAGAGTTCTGCTGCGCTTTTAGGTCTAACTAAGCCCTCGTTCAAGTATCCATATTCTTTATAGAAAGGAGATTCTAACTTCTTTCCTTCTGCAGTAGTATACTCTTTAGAATTCAAAAAGATTGCTACAGCATTATCATAATCTAGACCATCTTTAAGTAGGTCTAATAAGAATGTTGAAGAGGAATCAATAATAGACGAGTTAAAACCCATACCTCGTAGAATTGCCTTAAGTACTTCTAGGTTAGTACTACGCGCAGTATCATAAATAGGAGCAGGTACCGATAAAGCAGCAAGGGCTGCAGCAGCAGAAGATATATTACCTTCGAGAGTCTTTAACTGTGGATTTAACTCTCCAGTAATCTGCTTAGATTGACCTAATGCAGTCTTCGTTGCAGTAGTTAACGGTTTTAGTGCTTTTCCAGATAAACCTGACTGTAATCCTTTAGTAAAGTCTTTAATGCTTGTGCTAAGACCAGTAATGCCGCTAATGATTCTTTCTTTATTTGCTTCACCAAAAGCAGTCTTAGCAGCCTCGGCAGCATTAAGGGCTCTTTGGGCTTCTGCTATTTTTCTATTAGCAGCATCAATTTCTGCTTGATTAAGAACTTTTTGCTGAGTTGCCATTGTTATCCTAGTTGTAGTTGACTTTGTAGAGCCTGGCTTAGATTTACTGCTTCATTTACAGCCCTTGATGTACGAGCCATGCGAGGGTCATTCATAAGTAATTTAGATAATTCAAGGTCATTAGGGGTACGATAAACACCCTTATCATCTTTAAAGTTAAGAATCTGTAACATAATTGGGTCATCTATCCCAATAGTTGTTTCCAATGCTTCAGATACTGTAGACATTAATTTATCTACTATAGGCTTAGCATCATTACCAGCATTGATATCATCAGCAATACTCATAAAGCGCTTAGCAGCGTTACGGCGAGTATCATCTTGATACTTCTGAATAAGAGTTTTAGCAACATCAGAATTACCCGTTCCGATAATCTCTGCAATCTTTGATGCTATAGACTGGAATGCTGGGACAGCCTCAAGGTTATTTGTATTTACTTCTACGATAGCATCATAGATATTCTTGGCTGCTCCACCTAAATCTTCTGCCTGAAGTTCTGGCATATTCTCTGTCAAGTATTGAGCCATAAAGGCTTTTTGTTCTTCTGCGGTAAAGCCCATTCCTTCTTCAGTAGTAAGGGACTTAGTACGAGTTTCGTATTGAAGGATACCTTCTTTGTTTACTAACTGCTTGTACATTGGATTGCCATCTTTATCTAACTTTGGCTTTCCAGACTTTGTTAGTATAGGCTTAGTCTTATCATAAACAGGGACGAAACTGGTTACATTCTTGGCTACTGTAGAAGGTGTCTGAGCCTTTAATTCTGCATTCCATTTATTCTGAAAATCAGTAAATAATGCTTGACTAGGTGCTGTGCCAAAAGCAAGAATAAACGAATCTGTTAGTTCTCTTGTAGCATCTCCAAGGTCTTTATATTTTAAAGCCTTATTAACGCTAGCAGTAAACTTCTTTGTAGTATCAGGCTGTTGGATTCCACCGCCACGACCACCACTAGCAGATAGTGCTGTAAGGAACTGAATAACATCGGTTTGACCCATAGACAAAGAGTCTTTAATAGCATTTGCTAAACCGGTTCTATCAGCGCCATCAACAATACCAATAGCGCTCTTTCCATCAGAATATTTATTAGCACGAAGCAAAGCCTGTAGTTCTTCAAAAGCATTACCGTATTTGCTACCAGCACTTGCAGCAGTGCCAGCAAGACCTGCGTATAGACTATTGAACTCTCTAGCACCTGCTAATGGGTCACTAGAAGCAGCAAGATATTTGACATAAGGGTCAGCATATAGGTTCTGTTGGTTTAATAGAACAGATGTACTAATAGACTGAAAAGCAGTATCTCTGTCTGCTCCACCTAATGGTCTGTTACCTAAGTTAGTCGACACTCTTTAATCCTCCAGTTGTCCAGCAAATACACCGTAATACATACGTCTAAACGATGGATTTTCTATCATTAGTTGTTCTGCCAATGCAACCAAGTTATCACGCAATAGAGTTGCGTAACCACCCTTTGATGTCAAACTTGCATAGTTCGACACTTTTAATCTATTCAATTCAGCCTGGAACTCTACAAATATAGGATAGAATTTAATTGCTTGTTCATATACAGGTGATTCTTCGAAAGCACGGTCTTGTAAAGCCTTGCCTATACGGTTAATCTTCTCATATGCAGTAGCGGTAGTAACTTGCTCTGGTGGTCTTCCACCGAACTCTTTATCAAGTTGTGCTACTTGGTCTACATACCAGAAATCTGTATAACCATTGGCTATCTGTTCCTGAGCAATCTGGTCTTTACGCATAGCATAAATCATAGTTTCCGCTTCACGCTCTAACTGGTCTGCTGTCAATTGCTGACGAACACCAGTCTTACGTTGCCAGTTATAGTACTTAACTGCAAACTCTGCCCCACCAGGGAAAAAGTATGGCACGATATCTGTAGTTGATTTAGCATACTTATCAGCAGCATCTGGGTTATTATTCAAGAAGTTCCAGGCATCATCAGTACCTGTAATTGCTGATGTGGTACCACTTAGAGCAACCATGATGTTGTTCTTACCAAATGTCTCAGCAAATTGTCTTACAGCAGCACCATAGTTACCAGGATTCTGCTCTTGAATCTTATTCCAGTAGTCATACAGCATAGTTCCTGTCATGAACTTCATCTTGTTCTCTGGATTCTTGATTTTAACTAAAATCTCAGACTGAGGTGTAGCAGGAGATATGCTCTGGAATAGACCCATCCAGATACCCAAAGACTTAGACAAAGTTTCAGCATCATTAAATAACTGATTCCTTGTTGCATCGTTAGATAGTGGGTCATCGCCATATTGACCAGTAGATGCTAAGTATGAAGACCAATCCTTAATACCACGATTAACTACTGTAGAGTTACCCATAGCATAAAGCACAGTCTTCTTTAACCAAGCAGGGAATACCACATCTTCTGGTCTTTCTACAGCACCAAAAGGTGTGACAATATCACGTAATACGTCATATCCTGCACCAAACTGATTAACTTTACCGCTTCCGATAAAGGCAAGTTGTACTGCAGGTCCAAGTCCAGGAATAACTGGGTTCGCCTGACCAAAAGCCAAGTTTAGAGACTGAACGGGCGCAGTAATCTGCAAAGCCTGTCCCATATCAATATTCTTACCTACAAGACCACCTAGTACGCTACCAACAACTGGCATCTTAAACTTTAGGTCACTATTAGGGTCTTCAGGATTTTCTTTATAGAAGAATCCTTGGTCATCATCGTAAGTCATACCACTAACATCATAAATAACATTAGAGCCTGGCTTAGTTAGAGAATCAAAAGCCTTAGCAAAACGATAAATTGGGACTGGATTCTTGAACGCAAGTTCTCCCCACTTAGATATCGTATTAGTGTGAGCCTGTGCGAACGGGAATACAAGTCTCATAGCCTGTGACCACTGCTTTTGTCTAGCAGCATCGTAGAATAGGTTTGCAACTTTCTTAGAAGCCTCAGTAGCAGCAATGCTATTGATGTTTTCTAGAGTGTAACCAGTAGGTTTATTGACTCCACTCTTCTGTCTCTTGATAATTTCTTTTTCAATTTTTCTAAGAGTCTTAGATGGGAGAGCAAAACCTCTAGCCTTACCACCTATCTGCTTACTGATAGGAGCAAGTGCTCTAATAGCATTAGGTTGTAGTCTCTTTAGGTCATCAAGGCTTAGAAGCGGAGCGTATTCAGCAATGTTATCCCAATATGTCATAACATATTCAGGACCAAAGTTGTATTTGCCCTCATATTTTGCTGCTATATTGAAAAATTTATCAATCCAGTTATTAAGCATCTTACCACCAGGCAACTGAGAGTAGACTGGCTTTTGAACTATGACTGTAGAGTTGGTTAGATTTTCTGGCTTTAAGTGTTTTGCTAGAGTTTCTTTAAATCTTTTCTCCAGAGTACCTAGTTGGGCTGGAGTTTTTACCGCACCAGTTAACCAAGGTGACTTCAAAGTTACAAACTTACCACTTTCGGTGGCTATTTTAGCCTCGCCAATGATAATATCCATAAGTATGTTAGATGCACTACCGTTTCCGACAAGTGATTTGATACGGTTAGCGTATGTTTCATTGCCAGGAGTCTCATCGAACAAATATGCGAATATACGTTCTTTGTGAAGATTGTCTTTTGTGATAGGTAGATTTGCATCTCGTAGGAATATCCGTTTAATTCCAGGATTCTTCTCAAATGCTCCGAAGGTCATTTCTCGAATTGCATTTCCTGGTTTATCAAATTCTTTAATTAGTCTATCAACAAATGCTAACTTTGCATTTTCATCACCCAACTGCATCAGTTTTGCTACAGCAGGGTACATATCGTCAGTTGCCCAACGATTTAATACAAAAGATAGACCCTCAAAATAGTCTGGAGATTTGCTATCAGCAAGACTATAGGTCTTGAATATTTCAGATTTACGACTTTGCTGATAGTCAGATACAGATTCTCCGCGAGACCTCTGTAATTGATAGCCTTTAATAGAATCTACAACATCACCATCAGTAAGTTCTGGAGTAAACTTATTACCTAGAGCATCGTATTGCCATCTAGCAACCTTCTGAGAAATCTTTCCAAGAGGACCATTCTTACCAGATGTAGCCATAACGAATGCAATGAATTGAATAGGATGGCTAAATATGCTTGCATGCCCAGCAAACATCTGGCGCATCTGCATTTCACCAATGTTACGAAGAATGTAAGAGATACGGAATGCTAACTGAGCAGTTCTCCAGATATCACCAAGTTCTTCTGAAAATGCTCTAAAGGCTTTTCTGCCTTGCTTTAACTTAGCCGCTTCAAACTTAATAATAGCCTTCATTACTGCTTGGCTATCAGGTAGGAAAGCCTGTTGCTTTAGCAACTGGTCTAGACCTACTGCTTTACCTAGAGGTACTGCTTCATCTCCAGCAAACACGAATGTAGGCTCTTCACCCATTGCTCTTTGAATTGTAGAATACTGTTCTACGATATTCTTCTCAGCAGAACCAAGTTTAATTACTCTACCTAGTTCATCTGCTTGTTCTGCAGGTAATCCTAGACGCTCAACAATAGTTTTAGTTAAATCTACTGTAGCCTTTTCAATGATAGCACCACGTTCTGCAGCGCTTTCAGCCTTGTATAGTTTACGCAAGGTATCATCTATAAAAGCCTCTTGTGCTTTAGCACCTATTACACTCTTGAACTTAGCAGAACTTACCCAGTTTTCCCAACCTTGAATGGTATTTGTACCATCACCTAGATTAAGAACTGTTGAACGAGCATAGAAGCGTCCAAATGTACGGTCAAGAGTTTCTGCTACCTTAACCAGTTTAAGGTCAGGAGAGTCAACTAAGCGCATAGCAGGATTCGCTAGCAATCCTGTCTGTAGACGTAAAGATAGAGAACGATAGGCTGCCAAATCCATACCAGGATTTAACACGCTTAAGAATGTAGCCAAAACTTCATCAGTAGTTTTAGCAGCAGCAAGACGTATTTCTGTTTCGTACTCAAGTTTATTACCAAAGAATCTTCGAATTTTAACTGGGTCAGTCTCTTTTGCTACAACTTCAGCAATACGAGAGAAATTTCTACCAAGCATCCACTTAAGTGGCTTACTAATGTCATCTGCTAGATTGCCACCAAAGTTATCAGTTAGACCTACTTGGTTGCTAATCCACTCACGAAGAATGTTCTTTTCTGCTAGTTCAGAGTTAATCTTAACTATATCAGAAAGACCCTTGTAATCTGGGTCACTAAGTAATTTAGTAGCAGTCTCAATATCTTGGTTAGCAACTTGACGGAATATATCTAGTTCTTTAACTCTTTCAGCAAAGGAATCTCTGTCCGCTTTAGCCTTTTCTAACTGAGTACGTACTTTACCAATTGACTCATCTGTGGTCTTGATAGAAGCCAACAGTTTAGCCATGTTGGGACCAAGGTTAGTAGGGTCTGCAATCTCAGCAAGAGCGTTACCTATTTCAGCCTGTACGTATCCAAACTTAGGCTTACCACCGTTAAGTAGTACGCCACCAGTTTCTCCGTAGATAGTGCGAATATTGCTAATCGCATCAAAATCCCATATCTTATCTAGCAGGTCAAATGCTTTAAACATTGCTGCTTCACTACCGCTTTCAGCAATCTTTCTAAAGATATCGCCTAGGGTTCTAAAGTTACCTGCTTCTTGAGTTACGCCTGTAGCCCAAGCAAAGCCTTTAAGAGCCATTGTATCGGCTTGCGTTAAAGCGGATACGTCATTTAGAACTTGGCGTACAGGACCTGCGAGTTCAGGGTCATCTGCTAGTCCACGAAGTGCATCTAAAAATTCGCTACGGCGGTACTGCTCTGCCTGATATGCCTTACCTGTAAGTTTAGATAAATCTTCACTTAAATCTAAAACCTTCAATGGAGCATCATCTAATGTTGTTACTAGGTACTCATCAGAACCATGTGCAGCGATTGATAGTCTACCGCTCTCTGGTAGTTCATCAAGAACTAAATTACCAGCAGCGAAACCTTTTGTATTCTTAGTCTCTGCAGAAAGTTTACCAATACCTCTTACGAGTTCACCACTCGCTGTCTTATCGTGGTAAAGAATATGATTGATAATATTCTCTTGAGATAATACTCTTTGGGCAAAAGGATTATTAGCAAGACCTTCACCCATTGCTTTTGTAGCATTTAAGATTTTACCAAAAGTACCAGAGAGAGCATCAAAACGCTCACTCTCAAGTTTAGCAAGGTTGCGTTCTTTTTTAAGAATTTTATCTTCTATGCGTCTGGTATTGGTTCTAATCAAGCCCCAACGCTTACGCTTTAAATCTTTTATTACTGCATCGACTTCTTCTACACGCTTAGCAACTGGCTGGTTAAAAGGCTCAGCCTTCTTTACCATTTCTGCTATTGTACCTTTGCGGTACTTACCAAGTTTTAATGCTTTAGCAACAGGTCCAACAGCAGCATAGGTTGTTGGGTCTAGAGCAAGGTTAAGAGTAGCGTCAACAAAGCCAGACATAACTTTGTAAGCAGTCTGGTCAGGAGTTGCTCCAACAGATTTTGCTAAGAAACGTCCAATTGTAAAAGACTCACCATAGATTTGACCATAGGCACTCATAGCCTTTGCTTGGTCTTTTCCTACTCGGCTCTTTGGGTCAATAAAGAAACCAGAACCAGTATCTACTCCAGGCTTACCACCAAATGTATCGGCAAGTAAAGCACCTAATTGTGTTTCTCTGCCACCAATTCCTGGTAACTTACCAACTGATACATCACGTACAGCAGCAGTAAAAGAGTCGTATGGGTAACGTAAAGCAGCAAATGTTAATCTAGTAGCACCTTTGAATGGGTCATAGACCACATTACGAAAAGCGTCCCCTATCGTCCCGAGGAAGCCACGGTCTTTAGCAACAGTAGATTTAATTTTATCTACGTTCATCATATCGTTCTTAAGTTGGGCTATGCCATCAATAGATACGATTTTACCGATACCGGGCGTACTAGCAGTTAATCCCTGGCTAACCATAGCCATGATTAAATCTTTACTCATTCCAGGATATGTGTTAACGATATCTTGGAAGTTTCTATACATGTCAGGAGTTAAACTATTCATCTGAATAGCAACTTTACGACGTAAAGAATCTTGACTGTTGTTATAGACCGCCTGTGCCGCTGGGCTTAAAGTGGGTTGTCTTGTATCAGCCACTATTTATCACCCTTTTTCTACGTTAAATGCGTCTACAATTCTAGCAAGTTGCGGTGTTGGATTAGCAAGATACATTGCTCTAGCAAGTGCCTCGCCTTGATTAAAATCATCTACTGGTATTGCTTGTGCAGAACGACCTGCACCTGGACCACCTGCTGCACCTTCGGATAGTGGAACGTCTGGATTACCAGAACCCATCAAATTTATAGGACCTAAACTAGAAGCAAGTACATTACCTGGAGCAACGCTTGCCTCTGCTACCTTTGTAGTAGCCCCTCCAGAGATTTGCTTTAAATCTCTTCCTTCGCCATATTTACCGGCAGGCGCTTCAGCAATATTTTTGCCTTCGCGTTGAATTTTCTTTACAAGACCTAAATCATTCCTATTAGTGCCAACGTTTCCTGGACCTGCTGGAACATCTTGCATTGACATTTTATCTCCTACTTAGTAAATTGAGTCTTAACGTTTACAGGACCCTCGCACCATATGTTGTATTGGATAGCGATATTAATTGCTTTCTTAGCAGCACTTGCTGCTTTTGTATGGGTCTTTAAATCATTCTCCATAGCAGCGATTGCGCCTAGCGCAACTCCGCCACCACTACCAATCCCATAAAGACCTTTTTCGTCTCGCATGAAACCGTAATCATCAGTTAACTGATATATCTTGCCATTAAAACAAATCAAAGCGTCCCAACCAGCATCTTCATCTTTTTTATTAACTGGATTAGGGTCATATCCTTGCTCTGTAAGAATCTGTCTTATAGAGGGTAAAACTTTAACTATTACAAATCTGTCTGTATCTTCAGACTTAACTGGCTTAGGTGGTTGCCATAGATAGTTTAAAATATCTCCGGCTGTTGCATCACCAGCAACCGCTAGTAGGTAATCACCAATTCTAGATATCTTTTCGTAACCTTTAGCAACATATGGTTTATCACTATAAGTAGTTACGGAATCTGCTGCTAGAACTGCCCAGCCTTTTCCTTGAATTCCAATAATCGCTGTCATTGTCCCCTCGAAACTACGTTATGCGCCTAAACCTGCCAATAATGTCGCTAGGTCTGGTTCTTGTTGAGGGACCCCACCAGAAGGTTGTCCAGGAGTAACCGGGGACGGGGATTGCTCAACTGGTCCTTGTGTGCCTGGTGGAGTCATCTCTGCCTGCACCGGTTGTTCTTGTTTGAACACCTCCAGCGCAGCAGCCTCTATCATTTCCCCTTTACGACGACGTTCGATAACGTCGGCTATCTTTTGGATTAACGCTGATGGATTCTGTCCTTGTGCTGCCATAGCAGGTATCGCTTGGGCAGTAGCGGTAATAGCCGCTGACAGATTCTCTCGCATCTTTTCGATTTCTATCTGTTGTTCTTCCATAGATACATTTACGTTCCATGGTAATTCACGACGGATAAAGTCCTTAGATACCAAACTGGCTCCAAGTGCTTGTAGAGAGAAAATCAAGGCTCGCGATGGGTCAAGTCCTGCCATCAAACCATAACGTACTTCAACAGAAGTATCGCCTTTGATGTCTTTGGAGGGTTTGTACTTTAACTCGTACGGCGTACCCTGTGCGATTCCCTTGACGCTCTTTTCTTTATCGAAAAGGATTTCATCCATTTCGAAACATGTTCTGACTACATCCTCAAATACTTCAGACAGGATAGTCTGTCCTGCTTTGATTTGAGAATCAAATGCACCTAGTAGCGCTTGTACACCTTGACCAGTGATGATTGAAGCATCAATGTTTCCGGTTCTACCTTCAGGATAACGTGCACCCAAGCGAAGTTCTGCTTGAAGTGCCGCTTGTTCCTGAAACGCGGCTGCTGGTACATCTAGTCTAACTCGTCCCACGCCTGCTGGGGTTGCGGTTCTGATAATAGCATCAGGACCCATAGGCATATCTACAACATCTGAAGGAACTACAAGTGGTGCCTGGATTGACTTCTCTGCTGCTTCCATCGCCAAGTTGGCAAATCGAGCACGAGCAAGTTGTACATATAGAACATCATCAAACTGTCCACGTGTCTCAGTATCGAGAGAAGGACGTCTTGCTACAAAAACATTCATCTTACCTAAAGGATTCGCAGCAAAATTAAGAACTAAGTTATTGCGAGTAGGCAAGTAAAGAACTGTTACATCCTTATCGGTGTAACGAATCATTTCTACCATCGTACTGGTATCTTGATTAAAGCCATCACGACCAAGAAGTATTGGAGCATACTCTGGATAATCTACAGCCAGTTCTCCAACCGTCTTAAAGTAAACCTTTGCGTAAGATACGCATCGTCCAAATCTATCAAACTCAGGATATCCGCCAACAGGGTCTTCTATACGGATACGAGGTAGGTCTGCATCAAAGTCTGCTTCTACATAGATAGGCAAGAAGCCGTATGAGAAGTACCAGTCAGCACCCCAGTACATCTGAGACTGTAGGCGTGAGTGATAAACATAATTGTTTGCTACCAAGGTACGCTTATCAGCAAAAGCCCGAGCACGGTCATTTACTGAGTTAGTTGTCTGGCAGTTAAAAGATGGGAGTGGGGCTAGTACCTCTGCCAAGTCGCGAGCAGCAACATCAACAAAGTTAGCCACCATTGACTTGTCCATACCTTCAGGGAACAAATCAGGATAGATAGTTGACAGTTCGCCTTTACGGACAGAGAGGATATCCTGCATACGGGCATCACGAGCACTGTTACGTTGCTTTAGGTTGTCAACCCGTCTAGCAATGGTTTGGATATCTAATTCCATCATAGTCCTATTCGTACATCGATAACTCATAATCATTTACGTTCATAACGAAACGTTGATTGAGTTGTTTTCTAGTAGCCCATCTGTTAGTCACATGACTTTGATTTATATTCATATTACCGATGATTTCTTTAGCCCGCAGTTCGCAGAACCATAAAGCCATCACGCAGTCTGTCTTACCTTTAGTCTCAGGCTTCCAGGTAATCAACTGCTGGATTAAAGCCTTGACGCCTTCTGAAGTATCCTGAGAAGGAAGTTCTAGAAGGTTATCGCCTTGGTGTACTCCGTTACGCATGGTCCCAAATAGACCTGACATAGCCGCTACACCAAACGCTGTATCCCATTTATTCTTACCGGTAAACTGGCTGGAGAACTTAACTCCAGAAGAAGCCAGGAAGGAACGCAAATCATCATCTAGCGCATAGGCTTTCTGGTGTGCGTTAATCTCAATACGTAATTCTTGTGGTTGGTACTTCTGTACCCAGTCCTCAATCAACTGTTGAATCTTGGTAGGAGTAGGGTCTGTCATGTTCATGACATCCAGTACATATCTCCGGCGAGTGTTACGGTCTACAGTTAAGATTACTGCTGCAGTATTGCCGGTCATCGCTGGGTCTAAGCCCATAATGGTGTACCAAGCACCGCGCTCTTTAGGATGTCCTACCGCGCCAGGTTTTAAAGTACCTCGTTTTCGCAGCCGGTTGATTGAACCTTGGACACACGCAGGGGCAAAAATAGAATCTTCTTGTACATCTTGCTGTTGGTAGACCAATGCCCAGGCTGACGCAGAAACTTCACTCCTTCTTCGAAAGAGTGCCGGTCCGTCCCATTTAGGATATAGTCCGTTTTCATCTGGAAGTATATCCTCATCTGAACCCTCCCATGGTATATGGCTCTTAGCCCAAAGTGTAACCCAGTTTTCTGGTTTCTCGTCTAACTCAAGAACTGCTGGCATGGCAAAGTAAGTGAAAGGAGTCTTACCATTAGTCCAATGCTCACCTTTACGTATCTCACGATACAGGTCATTAGATGCGATTCGGGTGCCAACTATCAGAAGTTTACCATTATCACCAAGACGGGTAACTACATCTCGCTGTAGCCACAAGAGTTGTTTATCCCACTCATGGGCATTTGAGGTTGTCACCACGTCATCTAGGATGATGAGGTTAGAACGGGCACCAGTAATTTGACCACCGATACCTAATGCTTGGACCGTAGGGTCCTTCTCTGTGGAGTCTCGGCTGAGATAGATTCTATCAGCCTTCCAGGTATCGGCGTCTTCCTTCCATCCTCCGGCGCTGCCGTAGACGGCTTGGAGTTTACTCCACCGCTCATGACTCAGCCGCTGTTTTATGGAGTAGAGATACTCCTTAGCGCGTTCCTGAGTCTTAGAGACAATCGTAATCTTAACGTTAGGGTCCATGGC